CCTTTGCATATGTCATAGATGCTGAAGTAACACTATTCACACCAGTTGTATTCAGAATTCCCCTCGGTTGTCCAGATGCACCAGAACCCTTAAGAATTGCTTTATCCAATCCTAACGCAGCTGTTTTTGTTAGATCATCCATAATAACCTGATCTACACTCGGATTAGATTGCAATAACAATTTCTTCGAATAATCAACATATGTTCCACCTTCTTTTGGTGCCATCTGAATTTGAGCTGTTGCAGGATTGCTTTCACTAAATGATCCAGTCTCAGTCTTCCATCCCCAAACCGCACCGCTTGCAAGCTTAGGAATATATACATCACCTTTTAAACCAGACAATACTCTTACTCCAAGTTGAAGTGTTACCATCTTATTTCTGAGCAAGTCAATAAATTCACCACCTAAGAATTCAATATTTTTGAGTTCAGCACCAGCTCCAGTTCCACCAACTGTTAAATCTCTCTGAAATACTGAATGTGGAATATAAAGCTTTCCTTTCTCTGCAACTTTTCCCAATCTCTTCGCGAACTCTCTCGAAAGCTCAGTTTCAAATGTCTCTTCACCATTAATCACAGCATTAATTGCACGACTAATTGAATATTGCTTTATCTCATTCTTTGAAAGAGAGATGTCATCGGTATATAGTGGCTTGCTATCCTGTTTCATATCCAGAACGAAACCTCTGAAGACTTCAATTGGAACTCTATCTCGAATAGCCCATTCATACGGGACCCTATGTTTCTCACCAAGAGCCTTAATCTCTTCTACTCTTTTCGCTTCATCTCTTTCATCAACTCTGTTATCGTTGATTTGATTAGTATTCATTAATTTATCTTCCATAATTTTTTCCTCCATATTTATTGTTCTTTGATAACCAACCGTTATATCCGCAGGTATTGAGACAATCGATACTTCATACGGTTCCCAATCCGTAATTCGATATACAGGCTTTCCATTAACTTCGCCTTCCTGACGAAGATCATATATCATATATGAGATTGAAACATTTCTACGGATGCCATCCAAGACATCCTGATAATTGATCTCACCCTCTGGAGATCTCGAGAACTTCACTTTCCCCTTGCATTTTCTTGCCTCTATATCAATATACGGATCAAGCACCACCCCAACAATTATATCAGGATCGTGATTGAATAATACCTGTGCACCAGTCTGTAACCGTTGCAATCTCACCGACTCTGGATTGTGATCCAGTATCTCGATATAATCATATCTATCAATCGGTGTTTCGCTCGAAAAAGAAAACTCCAATATTCTATCATCCCCTTCTACCGATCTTATGTCTTGGATTTTAAAACTTCTATCAAAACTTTGTCCAATTAATTTTTTCACATCCATTTTTATTCCTCCTTAATTAATTCTTTCATTAATCTCTTATTCTTACTACGACCATTACTATTGGTGTTATCTTCTTCAATCAATCCATACTTCTTCTGCAATGCCTTCTCCTTAGCTAATTGCTCATATACATCATTAATATCTCTTCCTCTATCTGCAAGAACTTCACTATTCGTTTTAAACCCTTTCTCAACTGCAAGTGCTTCAGCTTCAATATCTCTTAATGGATCAACCCAAGCCCATCTTCTGCCGTAAAAGATTGGTGCAAAAAACTTATCAAACTTCCTTACTGGCAATGGTTCCGTCAATTCGCTTCCTTTTAAAACTCCTCTCGTTAAACTTTCAAGCAACCATTCCTTGAACACTGGAATTAATAATTTCTCAATCATCATCGCTTGAACTGTTTTGTAAAATTCTCTTTCATCAAGCAATCCCGCTCTAATACTCGAATAATTCACTCCTTCAAGATCATTCGCTAATGTATTGTAAGATACTCCAAGTCCTGATGCAATCCCCCTCAGCATCGACTTAACAAAAGAGCCGTGTTGTTCACTTGGAAATTTTGGATCGAATGCTACAAACGAATATCCAGGTGGTAATTCTTCAAATACTCCTGGTTCAACTTCTATACTTTCTTTTGTCGAAAATTCCCCTATTGGTGTCTGAGATGTAAAGAACCCCATCTTGCTTGCACTAATTCTCGCATTTATAACCGCCGCATCCTCATATTCCTGCAACATCTTCAACCTCAACATCGCAGGTGCAAGCCAACTAACTCCTCTCGTTTGATTAGCACGATCCTTTGAAAAGATATGAATAATCTCACTTGCAGGCACTCTCACATTCTTAGTCGTTATCAAAGATGCATACAACTCACTTTCTATATCAATTGCCTTAATGTAATATGCAACAGGTCTTCTCCATTGATCTAACTCAATTCCCATTCGAATATGATTGCCATTCTTCAATGTTTCATTCATCTTCTCATCAACATAATCAGCCTCAATAATCTGCAATTGAATTCCATACTTGCTCTTATTCCTCACAATTCGTATGAATATCTCTCCATCAATCACCAGTTGCTTCACAACAATTTCACACAATTGTCTAAATGATACTACGCCCTGAACATCCGCATAATACAACCCCCAATCATACCACGCATTTTCAATTATATTATTTGCCCCAATATCGAAATTCCCATTAATATCTTTCGCTTGATTTTGTAGAATAAATCCATCTGGTCCTATTACATTCTGAACCATTAATAATACATACTTCCGCACATAATCATTGTTTAAATATAAATCCCTTGCTCTCGCTCTTAATTTCGCTCCATCTTGGAATACATCAAAGTCTGCAGAACGATTTAATGTCAACCAATCGAATGTTAACCTATTCGTTTTTGCAGACTTATATCCCCTCAATCCTACCATAACTGGTGACTTTTTATTAATGCCAAAAATTCTTTTAATAATATTACCTAACTTCATTGAACCTCACAGGAATATATCCTTTGATCTTTCCTTTTTTCATATTAACAAGATATTGATAAAAACTTCTTGCCTTGAT